GACTTCTTCTTTCTTTACGGGTTCAGCAGAAGGCAGTTCAGCGATAGCCTCTACCAAATCAACAGCCTTCATAACGGCCTCAGATTGAGTAGCAAACTTTTCACCATACTTTTCTACTTTGGAGTTCAAATCAGCGATGGCTGCTTTCAATTCAGCAACTGCGATTTCAAAGGCTTCGATTGTGGCAAATTCTTTTGCTTCAATTTCAATCTCAACCTCTTCGGCAGGTTCTACAATTTCAGTCACCAAACCACCTTCGGTAGTGACCAACATTCCACCTTCAACTTCGTGAGTAGCATCAGGAGCAGGAACAAGACCTTCGTTTGTAACAACGAACAAAGCCACACCTACTGCCAATTCACCTTCCCATTGAATCTCTGTGCCGTCAACGAGCATAGCGGATGCCATCTCAATCTCGGCTTTCGGTTCTTCGCTGAATCCAAGCAAAGTCCGAATCTCTTGAATTACTTCTTTTGAGTTCATACTATATAAAATTAGTTTTATTTGTTTTTTGGCTTAGTTTTTTCCATTCCACTTGGATGCAATCTCCTTCAGTTTGCGGAATAAAGTGTCCTCAACCTTCTGCTGCTGACTCATATCAAAGTCAAATATCCCTTCAACGGAGAACCCACGGAACTCACCATTCTTGACTCGCTCCCAGATTTGGTCATCATTCACCAAGTAAGAAACAAACCAAGACCCATCTGCTACCTCTTCATAGCCCTTTGGAGGCATTATTCCACGCTCTCTGTCTACCAAGTATGACTCAAACAAAGAAAGTCCGTGAGAAGGCACATCGTGATGGATATTCACAGAATCATATTTGTCTTGCTTTGCCCATTTCTTTGCGATTTCAAAGATTGTCTCTTTGTCAAAAACCACATAGTACTCACCACGCTGGTCATCGTAGCGATAGATTGGAAGGTCAGCAATCATAGCAGCACCTGAGATGATTCTCTTCTCTTCGCTCTGAATGGCAAATCCTCTTCGGGCTTTTCTCATTTGGAGTTGTTCCAATTTTCTCTCTGTCCAACTGAGCATCTCATCACCACCCCACAACAAATAGGAGATAGTCCCACAAGATTCTTTGTCGTTCTTGTCGTAGTATGTCTTCGCTCTTGAAAGGAAGGAGTAGGTTCGTTTGATGGTCTCCATTGATAGAGGCTCTTGATTGGCCAATTGATTTGCTCTGTTCTTCCCTACCAAGGTTGCACATTGATTGCCGACTGCTTCGTTCAGCTTCATTCCTCTTGCAGCGTTCTGTCCTGCTGCCTTTGGGTAGTCGTTGTATGACTCAAACTTGAAGCCTTGCTCGTACATTGAATAGCAGATAGCAACGGCCTGTTCGTTGTCTTTGCCTTCGTTCATTACGATTGGAATGCAACGAGCGACAAAGTCATCTTTGCTTTCTCCTGGGCGAGGGTCAACGAATTGGTCGTTGAAGTATTGGAAGTCACGCTCAATGGCTGGTTTGGTCACAAGCGAAACAAACTCAACCCCAGTTTCATCTTCGGGATTGATTATCAGTTTGTATATTGGAAGTTCCATTAGAATGGGTCGGGTGATGGTGGTGGGACAAATTCGCCTTCTTGGCATTGAAGAACCCAAGCGTATTGTGATGCCTCAACTAACGGCTTTTGTTGCTCGGTTACAAAGTTGAACCAAACGCCATTAATGTCTTGGACGCAGTTAAAATACTCGTATGGGGCAAATTCCTTGCCTTGGATAGCGTCTTTTTCTGTTTCTGTTAAGATATAGCCAGTCATTATACTTGTCTTGAAAGGGTTGTTTGAAATGCTTGTACTGCGGTGTAGAAATCAGAGGCTTCGGTGTCTGTTAGGCCGTCACCGATGGATGCTAAAGCACATTCTTTTGTGTCAAAATTTGATGCAGCGGCATTGTTGTTTCTTGCGCCAATATAAAAATTTAAATCTGGAGTATTTGTTGCTGTTTTTGATGCAGTCGCTATTGAACTTCCGTTCTTGTACGCTGATACCGCTGTGCTTGATGTCCGAGATGTTGTGAATAACCCTTGCCATTGTGTTACGGGTGCGGTAATGAAATCTGCACCTATTGTATTCAATTGAGAATACATTTCAGTAGATGAATACATTTGTTGAATCAGATAATCGGAGGTATTTGCACCTAATTGTATATTCCCTTGAATATTTGAACGAGAGTAAAAATTTAATGAAACGCTATTCACCTGCAAGGCAGTTCTCGGTACTAACCCCGTATCCATATACCCATTTGTTCCGTTAGGCGTTACCCCCGTACTCGCAAAAGTCCAACCTCCGTTGAATGTACCCGTAAAACTTGAAGATTTTAGGTTCTGCGCACACGCTGCAGCACTTGCACCCACCATTGGATACACGGCCTTCATTTTAGACCATATCCCGTCTGCCTTCATTTGAACAACAAGCGTATTAACTGCCGTTTGTTCGGTTGCTGAAAGGCTACCTCCTGCCGTTGTTACTCGGTCAAAAAACGCCTGGGCATCACTATCAAAAGCACCAAAAGAAGGAAGCGGTCTTCCTACACCAAGTCCAATCCTAAACATTGTACATCACAACTGACCCACTTGTCAAGGTAATGGAGGTGATTGTCTTGCCCTCAGGAACTGAAATGAAAATTCCTTGCTTCAAGGTCACACCACTCAAACCAATGCTTGTCATCAATGAAGAACTGCCTTCATCAAGGATTGCAGAAACAACGGCATCAGCATTGACTACGAATCCTTGCCAACGACCAGTATTGGCACTTGTGTTTGATACAACTTTGCATCCTGTAAATCCAGCGATAAATTCTGTTGAAGTACTCATATCTATATATAGCGGTTTTTTTGTTTTAGCCTCCTATCACGGAAACTCTTTGATTGTTCTGAACTCTTCTTTGAGTTTTGGTGATGTCTCCCTCTGTGACATAGACACGAGTTTGACCCGAAAAATCTTGTCCCAATGTAGAGGCTTGAAATGAGCGTGGTGCGGTTACAGATACATTTCCGAAAGAAGTTGAAGATGTGCTTGGAGAACCACTTGGTTTGTATTCTTGTCTTCTGATTTGTTGTACTCTTGCCAATCCAGAAGCAACGGCAGCAGCAGCAGCAATATACGCCCTGATTGGTGCATCTGGTGTAAAGGTCATTTGTGACAAGTATGCTTTTTGAGCAGCGAAATAAGTATCAACAGTAGCAGTTGCGATAGCAAAATTCTTTTGAGCGTTGAAATAATGCTTGGATGACATCTCTTGTTTGTCTGCCAATGCTTCATACAAGTTTGAGAAAATAGACAAACTTTCATCAGCCAATTTCTGTTGCTGATTTACTCGTGCCATTTTAATGGCTAATTGTCTTTGTCTTTCTTGCTCATCGTAATAGTTTTCTAACTGCTCTTTTCGCTTTCTGTAATTTTCGGCAGTTGTGTATTCTTTCAAATATGCTTCTTCAAGCAATTTTAATTCTTTCTTTTTTTGCTCTTGAAGATTGACATATTGAATGGAGAAGGATTCTTTCTCTTGATTGCTTAATATGTTCCTCCAAAATTTCCCACTTGCTTTGATAGATACATATTTACCTTCTTCAAAATTATAGGCGTCAAGATTTCGTTCTTTATACAATAAACTAAGAGCCTCATTGAAGTCCTTCTCTGCCAAATACTCTTCCCATTTTTGATTGAAAACTTCTTGTTTACTTTTCAATTCCTCTTCTCGTATTTCTTTGAGGTGTTTTTGGTGTTCTGCTTCTATGATTTCAATTCTATTGTTAGCGTCAAGAATGGCTTTCTCTTTTTCTTTGATTTGCTCCTCTTCTTCGGCAGCCATATTTTGAGCCATCACCAACTGCTGCTCTGCCAATTGCTTTTGCAGTTTGTAGAGTTCTTGTTCTGATGCACCTTGTGCAGTACGAAGGTCAATTTGTCTTTGAATTGCGTCTGCTTGTTTCTCTGCTGCCAAGTATGCAGCCTCCATTGTCCTCTCCATTTCAGATGTTAGCCCAATCCAATCTGTAAATGTTTGAACTATACTTCTCAACGGGCCAACCAATTCAAGCAACTTGTCCTTGAACATAATGACAAGCCCAACAATTGCACCAATTCCAAGTCCTTTGATAAGACCTTGGGTTGTTCTCAATGCTGGAATCAATTGGTTTTTAAGTGCAACAGCCGTGCTTTTGATAGCAGGGAGGAAATCCATAAATTGGTCAATCCCTTGGGCAAACGCCATAGCACCTTGAACTTTGAGCAATGTTTTTTGTAGATCTTCGCTTTCAACTCCCATCAAAGCAGCAGCACCAGCAGCAGCCTCAAATCCACCTGCAACACCTCTAATGGCTTGGAGATGAGTATCCATTCCAGACTTCTGACTCTCAATCCTGCGACTCAGTTCTTCCATCTGGTCTTTGAACTCACCCGTCCTTCTGATGGCTGCCTGAGTTCGCTCATCCATCAAGCCGTATTGAGCGGTTAACAATTCCGCTTCTTTCTTGGCTGCTCTGAATTGTGTTTTTAGGGAGTCAAACCCTTGTGATGCTTGTTGTACAGTCTGAGTGCCTTGTACATTAACATCAATATCTACTGCCGTTTTTATTGTTGCCATTTTAGTGTCCGTGGGTTATTATCCAATATTGAGTGCCATCGGATACTACTTGGTCATATCCGTTCTTTGAATTGCTTGAATGCGAAGTTGAGTCATCTATCAAAATAGAACCATCTCCTGCGGTGAAATTGATTTGGTTAGTTGCTGTGGTTTTCTTTATGATGAACATTTTGCCAGACAATCCAGTTGGGTCTGGAAGAACAATATCAATGTCTCCAGTCAAAGTGTCGCAAAGCATCAACCAATCATCAGCCGTTGCTGAATATGGAGAATCTGCGCTTGTTAGATTTTTGATGTTTCCAGCCGACAACCAATTTTTGTACATTTTGTAGTTGCCGTAGTACATCGTGTTACTCTCGGTTGGAGTTAGCCCTTCGGAGTTGATGACAACCACATTGTCAAGACCCGGTGCGATGTAGGTTGAGTTAGATGAGAGAACCACATTCCGCTCTCCGTTTACATTGTTGTCTGTTCCTACCACTATGACCTGCTCATCGGTTTCGTTGCCTCCACCAATAACCACTCCTCCCGTTGATTGGATAGGCTTTCTGTTGCCTAATGGATAGCGGTTGTCATAGGTATCTGTCGCACTTGTTCCGACTCCTTTTTGTGTGGCTGCAATTGGGGAGATGTACTTGCTCAACAAGAACTCACACTCCACCAATCCATCGGATAGAGGGTTGTAGTCGTTCACCCGAAGCAGTTTCCAGTACTGCCCTTCAAAGAAGTAGTTGTCGTTGAAGCGTAATGTAGCCCAATCTTTGGGAGTCACTCGGAAATAACCTTTGAAAACTTTGGAGTTCTTGTCGGCTATCTCGGTGAGAAATCTGTACCAATAAACATTCCCAACATTCTGGTTGGAATAGGGAACACCAGCAGGGATGTTCACGATGAACGGCATTCCAAATGACAAGTCAAATTGCATATTGGAAACCGAGTCAACGTGAAGCGTCAGAGGATAGGAATACTTGGCGTTCTGTGTCAGGGATTGACCTTGATTTCGGGTGTAGTAAACCTGACAATTTACCAACCCTGCGTAATATAAAAGACGAAGTTCAGAAGCCTTGTTGGATTCGTATTCTATCCACGAATAATAGCGACCATTCTGGGTGTAGATTTGAGTCGGCACAAATGGGACTTCAATCTTCTTTTCTTCTTTGACAAAATCGTTGTTGATTCTGATGATGCGGTCACCATATACACCACCAGTCAAGTCTTGGAATTTGACATTCTCTACATCTCCACCTTGTTTGTAGGTTAGGATGTATGGATTGCCTACAACCTCTCCCATAGGGATGACTGAATACTGCTGAGAGTAGTCAAGCTTGGTAGACCAGTCAAGGTTTGAGCCGTTGTAGAACTCATCTCTTGGAACTACTCGGAGAGTTTTGGTGGTCAGATAGTCCTCTTCAATGTAAAGGTTGAAAAGGTTGCACAATCCCATAAAGAGTTCACTCTGCTTTTGTTGTCCAAAGAACTGAGTAAAGTCAACCGATGAGTTGTGAGCAAAAGAAACTGCATTGAATCCGTTGTAGAATTGCGAGTCATCATCGCTCGTCAAATCAAAATCTGCATTGGTTAGATAAGTTGAGAACAGATTGTATGTCCCACTCTCTACACCTACCACCGATTCAAGTTTCAGAGTGACTGCGTCTGATGGTTTCAAGTCCAACTGAGCGACTCCGGTATCATCAAAGGTAAAAGTAGTTGAAGTGGGGTTGCCTGAGTTCATAAAAGAGATGGTGGTTTTCAGAACATTGTTTACATAAACCCCAATCCCAACATCACAACCTACCCAAGTCCCTGATGCGGTGATGTCAACCTCTCCAACAAACTTGTGAAAGAAGGTATATGTCCCACCTCTGTCAACTGTGTAGGTAGAAGTGCCTGTTGCATAGTCATTGCCTGGGTCGCTGATTTCGTTGGTGAACAAAAGTTGGTCACCTTGGTCGTAGGTTGCCCCAGTTACACCAGCGTTTTGTTGGGCTTTGAACAGATAGTTGGCTGCCGTTGTTTCGTCTATCTCTAAGCCTTGGTTTGTCCAAGGTATTATCAGCCGTTTGAAGCGGTCTGTGTTGAAGAAAGAGTCGTTCGTGTAGGAATACCCAGCATCGCTGAAAATCTTGTCAACAACGGTCTTGGCGTAAAGAGCAGGATAGTTGTCTTCATCTGAGATGGTCTCAACTGAGCCATTGGTGGGAGGGTAGGTTATCGGGTAGACATAGCCATCACCATAGGCAAAGGTAGCAGTCACACCATCCTTGTAGATGTATGTGTCCCAACTCGCCATCACATTCTCTATGTTCAGAGTGTGGTTGTATTTGGAGAAATCAAGCTCGTTGAGTTTGGTATTCTCTATCACTGAAAAGAAGTCAGCAGTCGTACCGAAGATGGCACACTCGTACTGAATCAAGTCCGTGTCAACGATGTTTATCTGAATTACTCGGATAAATCCTCGCATCTGCTCCAACCCATCCAAAAGAACAATAGCCTCGGCTTTAAGGTTTGGATTGAAGTCAGGTGAGAACTGCCCAGAACCCGTGATGATTTGCTCTACCTCAAAGATGTGACCAAAGAGTTTGTTGTTTCCCTTAGTTCCGGGAATCTGAATGGTCTTTGACCAATCTCCTTGACGTGTCTGAGGTTGAGTGATGTCGGCAATAGAACGAGTGACCAAAAGGTCAAAGTCCTCGCTCAAATCAACTCTCTGGTTGTTGACCAAAAGTTCTATCATAGACGCTGAGATTTGTCAGGGATAGAGGTTGTCACTTCCAAGGTCAAATTAAATGCCTTGTCGTTGATGTGGGTTTTCTGCTCGTATTGAGAGGTCAAGATGTTAACCGCTTTCAGAGTGCCGTCATACATCCAAACTCTTGGACTCATCAGCAACTCTTTCAGCCATTCGGCTTCTGCCTCGGTTAATAGGTTAGAGTTGAGAGTGATTCGCTCGGTGGATTGGGTGAAGAAATCGGAGTTGGAATGAGCAGCCGTGTCATATGTAAAAGTCACGGCAGAATTGTTCAATGTGAAAGGATTCGCTTTGTATGTCTTTCGCTCAATGTCAAAGTTCGTGCGTTTGATCATATCAAATCGCATCGTGTCAACTCCTCCCAATCGGTTCAAGAAGTAGAGGTCGGTGGTTGGGTATTTAGAGCAGCGAGTGTCTATCGTGATAGTATACGCTTTGCCCACTTGATTGCCACCAGAGTTCTTCGGAGTGCAAGTGAAAGAAGTTGTTCCAACTGGTATACCGCCCGGAATATTGCTTCCAACAGGAACACGAGCGAGAGTGCCACTTGGGACAGAAATAGAAGCAGTTCCCGAAGGACTAAAAGCAACATCCACAGAAGCGACATTAGAGCCGTGTAGACAATAGAGCCAAGCCTTTGCATCAATAGGTAATTTTTTTGATTGGTTGTTGGTTAGAAAAGAAGCAGTCCCTGAGGCTGCGGTCTCCATAAAGTAATTGGACTCATCAAAAGAGAGGAATGTCAAAGGGTCAAGAGAGGCGTTCCAAATTGTGTTGCCAGTTGATGAGGTGACTCCGGTGGTTTCTACAATCGCAGTTGTTGCTCCTGTTGAGTACTCATACCCAAATACCGCTTGATATCCAAACACAGAGTTGGTGCATCCACTCGCTGCTGAATCGTTGTAATTCCAATCGTTGGTCACATAGTTCTCCAATAGGCGAGAGATGTTGAACACTCCCTTATTGGTTGAGCCATAGTAGATAGGGGTTTTGAGTCGGGCTAACAAGTTACCACTTCCATCTTTGACATCGCAGATGAACTTGAAGTTGTATTGGCCGTAGATACCGGAATCACTTTCCGTTACAATAAAGACATTGTCATTGTACGCTGGGAGATAGGTTGTTCCAGTTGGTTGATGTTTTGCGTTGAGTGCCATCACCTAAAAATAGCGAAAGGCTGAAAGTGTCCCAAATCAGAGCATCTCGTTCAGACAAGCACAGACATAGGACTCAAAACCTTTTGACGCTGCTTGTTCCAAGCGTTTGTTTCTCTCCTTGGTGATGGTGCGGTGAAATGAAAGGGTATTGAGAAACTCAATCAAAGGCATTTTCAAGATCGCATCCCACTCAGCTCTTCTACCTCCTGCGAGTCGGTCAATTATAGAGAGCCATCCAAAAACATCTCCCTCACCTCCTTGTTCTCCGCCTTCAAATAGGTTAGGGTAGCTTGCAATAATTTCGGAAAGAGTGCCGAAAAAAAAAGCGCATAGCCATAGAATTGCTCTGCCTCCAAATCCTTGAAGTTATCTACCTTCCATTGATAGTCATCCTCAATCTTTCTTCCGAACCAATCAACTCGGTATGATAAAAGAGCGATGACCTGATGAAGGCTTTCAATCATATCTCCTTTGACCACTTCCTGGAGTTCAATAAAGTGGTGAGCCGACATCTCTTTGGCGTTTTTAACCAAACGGAATCTTCTTCCCTTGTGTGAGAACTTGTAGCCAATCCGCTTGTCAGGTAGATGGTCAAGTTTAAGTTTCTTGTGTTCGGCTTGGAGTTTGTCCATTGTCCAGATTTCCACATCCGAGAAAGGGATGTTGAGACAAATAGACACCTCGTGTGCCATCTGCTCAATAGGGTTCAGGTCTTTGAGCGAAGCGAGTTCTTGTATTTGTGAGATTTTCATACGAAGAAGAATGTTCCTTTTTTGTTTTTCTGTGAGCAGTCCAAAGATAAGGCCAAAGCACATACACAGTCATCGTGGAGACCAGAAGGTGCTGAATATCTGACTCCGGTTCTTGTGTATTCATATTCAAAGTTCTCCATTTCAGAGCCAATCGGTTCGCTCGGGAATCTTATCTCGTGGCCTTGTACTGCCATCACCAACCCTTCAATGAGTTGTTGCTTTGATTGTGCCGTAAATTTGAAGCCTTGCATCCGAGGACATCTCCTCTGCAACTGCTCCACTACTGGGTCACCGACACCAGTTGAGTCAATGAAACACGGAGTGCCTTGAACGAGTCGGGCAATATGCTCGGCCGTTGAAGCCCAATCCTTTTGGAATCGCTCAAAATGGACAACCTCTTTATTTGCGCTCAGACCGACTATCACAGTCCAATCCGAGTACTTGGCAAGGTCAATACCAAAAGACGCAACAGAACCGCTCAGAATGGGTGAATAACACGCTCTGATATTCTCTATCCCAAATGGGTTGCTTTGGTCATCGGCTGGTTCAGCCAAATAGAGTTCCTTGAACACATATTCTGGAAGATCACGCTTGGCTTGTTCAATCTCTTGTTCTGAGATGATGCCTTCCTTGGCTGCATCGTAAGCGGTTATCTTGAAAAAGGAATAGTCAGGTTCTCCTTGCCTTGCTCGTTCACCAAGTTTATAGAACCAGTTCTTTTTGCCTTTGACGTTCCCAATCATTTTACATTTGCCTTGGGTAGCGGTTAGGGTAGAACGGAGAGCATACCAAGCCTCCTCTCTTGCTCGTGAGGCTTCATCAAACACCGCAGCAAACACATCATCTCCGTAGAGGTTGTCTGCTTTCTCTGCTGACTTAAACTCTATCCTGGATCCCATTGGGGTGGTGAGGACCAGTTTTGATTCGTTGGCTTGGAAGAAGTGAGGGTCGCTGACTTGGGTCTTCATCCTTCGGAATGCTATCTCCGCTTGTTGGTACACGGGAGCAACCCACCAAACCGATTGGTTTTGTTTTAGGGTCAAGGACTGCTCAAATAACCAAATGATATGAGATGCGGTCTTCCCTGTTTTGGTACTTGCTGCTGTTATGGTATAGCGGGAGGGGGAGTCAAGAATGGCTCGTTGGTATGAGGTGAGATATGGTCGCTCATAGTTTATCTGCATACTGATTTGAGTAGTTCCATTCGGATGATGTTCTCGGCTTTGAGAGAGTGGTGGTCATCGCAATAGGCTCGGTTGATTGCCCCGACCTTGTCCCATTTTTTAGATTTCAGTAGTTTGTCCAAAGGAGTCACCCAATCGTTGTTATCTACAAAGAACACCCCAAGATTTGATTTGTGATTGGTGTAGGGTTCTACTCGTGAGCAGATAATCGGGCGATTGTAGGCAGCAGCTTCAACAATCTTCAACTCGGATTTGTAGCGGTTGAATTTATCGTGGGTCAAAGGAGCAAGGAGGATGTCTATCTCTGAATAATACTCAGCGTACTTGATAGGCGTTGTTCCTTCTCTGTGATCAAACCAATCCGGCCTTTCTTTCCTTGATTTGCCCGTGATGCTTTTCTCCATCTTAGCCCAAATAGATTGGTTCTCGTGGAATCCGCACATCAAGAACCGAGCGTTGTATTTCTCAATGATTGGCTCAATCTGTCCTTCAAGCAACCTGATATCTTCCTCGTGAGAGATGCCTCCAACCCAACCGATTGTAAGAGGATGGTCGGTCTTCTTCTGCCATTGATCATGGGAATAGTCCAAAGCGTTTTTGACAATAGTCACCTTAGGATTCAGAGAGGTTATTACAGAAGCCAGTTGAGGTGTGGTGGTCATTACTGCATCAGCGTAGTAGATAGCGTCCTTGATGCAGTTCTTGATGACCTTGCGGTACGCTTGGTAGGCTGGGTTATGGCGAGGAATAATCCAGTAGTCATCAATGTCAATGATGTAGGGGATTTTGTTTTTGGCGAGTAGTTCAAGGATGTTGTATTGCAGGTCACCCAACCACCGATTAAAAACCACACAATCATAGTCCGTGTATTTAAGACCGCCCCACTCGGCTCGGTTTTGGCTCACATCAACTGTCACATCGTGGTCTTGCTGCAACCGAGCAAATGGAACAAACAAGCGGTGATAAGCCACTCCGTTTGAGCCATCAAGTAGGACTAAGATTTTCAAAACAAATTGTCTTTGGGTTTCTGATTAGAGATGAAGTGAGTCGCTTTGGATTTCTCGTGAGGTGCTTGGCGTTTGCCGACTCTCAGCTTGATGTCTCCATAGGAGTTCATTTCAAGTTTACCTGATTCCAAAGCCTCTTGAATTGCTTTGATGTTGATTGAGATGTTCATCCCATACTGGTCTTCCCAGCCGTTTCCAAAATATAGTTTTTCCATAGTTTTTATTAGTCAAGTTTCAGCGTCACATTGACGATCTTCTGCTCAATGGTTGCGTCAATCTGTTCTTTGGGTTTGCCGTAGACACGAGATAGGAGAGTGTCCATAGAATACAGAGAGCCTTTCTCAAATGACTTGATAATTGCCTTTGCAACCGTCTTTTCAAGCATCGTTGCGTCATCGTTTTCAAGCACCTCTTTTATCTGTTCCTCGTTCATTGCCATAATCGCTTGGATGGAATCATTCACCTCGGCTAACTTGTAGCCGTTCTCCTTCATTAGTGTGGTGAATTTCTTTGGGCGACCTTCCAAGTTTCTCCTTTCATCATCTCCTTTTTTGAAAGGTTTGAGGTTGTCTATTACATTTGGGTTGTTTGCCATTGATTACAGATTTATTTCAGTTTCTTGTATGATTTATCTCGGATGTCTTCTCCAAACAATTCCCAAAGTTTTCTTCTTTCAACCCACCAATCTCTATTTCCTTTGCTTTGGTGAAACCAGTTATGGCACTTCATGCACAAATTGATGAGGTTGCGTTTATCGTGTAAAAATTCGTGATTGGGTTTTTCGCTTCTATACACAAGGTGATGCATTTCCCATTGATATGTTTCTTGTGTACCGCATCTTTCACAAAACAAATGCCCAGCAAATTTCATCATTTCTTCTCTCATTTCATTTCGTGTTCTGAGATATTGTTTTTGTCCTTCTTCTGATTTCCTATTGTCTCTTGTGTACATACCGCTTTTGAAAGATGGATTGTTTTCACCAAATCTTTTCTCTGTGCTTTCTTTGTTCCATCTTCTTGTTCTTTGAGATTTCATATTCTCAACTCGGCAATTTGCAGAACAGAATTTGTCAAGGCTCGTATATGGAGTAAATTCTGATTTGCATACTTGACAATTCTTTGTCTTTGGCTTTTTACTTCTTTTGTCCATACCTGCCTGTTGTTTGCATTGCTTGGAGCAATAGACATTCAAAACACTTCGTGATTGAAATTGCTCATTACAAATTTTGCATTCTTTCATACATATATAGACACAAGATGTATTACATCTGTTGCTTCATCTCACACGGTATCCAATCCGTCTGGTGGTAGTTCATTTCCTTCAGATAAATCTGTGTGTGTTTTTTCACGTCTTTTTCGTTTTGGTTTTTGTTCATCATCTGAAATCTGTGCTGCTTGGATTTCTTTTTGTTGTGCTTCTGCTCGGATGATTAGAGAGTAGAAAGCTTCAACAAAGCAAGTTGAACAAGATGGCATCGGTTTTCCCATCTCAGTTTGATAGATGTTGCGGAGTCTTACTCCTTGTTCAGGGGTCACTCGGAAGTATCCTTGCTGCTTCCATTGCTGAAACAACGGAGAAAGTTCAAGGACAAAGTCAATGTCTGTTTGTATCATAGAAAGAATGAATAAAGGGTTTGAGTAACGAGCAGAAATGCTGCCCATTTAAGGTCTGTTTTTAGGCTATAATGTTTCATTTATGGCTCAATTGTAGGTTATAAATATCTATTAATGGTCGTTGATAGCCACCCCGATAGAGCAGCAAACGGAATGCCACTCCACCCATAAAGCGGAACAAAGAACAGTAGTCCCATCCACCAAGCCATACAGAGTTCGCAGGTGAAAGGTTTAATTTTCGCCCTCCAACCTATCTCTGAGACAAATATGATGGAGAGACAACTGACTCCGACTATTTCTAGCAATGTATTCATTATTGATTTTGATTTTAAGTTCGTTCACCACTCGGAGGATTTCTTGACGGCTGATGTCGGTGACTCTTGCAATCGCTCTTGCTGACCTCGGTCTGATGTTGTCATCGCCCTTTGACCAGAGTTCCCAGATTCGTGACTCATACCAATCGCACTTCTCAAGGACGGCATCAATAGCCTCTTGATGATGTTCGGTGTATGGTTCATCTTCACACTCAATCTCTACTTGGCTTGTGTCCTCCATTCCAATGGGTCGGATGAAGTTCTTCTCAAAGGATGTTCGTTTGCCGTAGAACTGATTCAAGATGATCCTGGAAACAAACCCAGCCCAGTAGCCTGATTCATATTTTTCTACAATCCAAGATTCGGATTTCTCGCAAAGGATGAGAAAGAGTTCTTGATACAAGTCAGATGCAAGGTCTTTGCCGACTTTGATGCAAAAGCCCCTCACCCATTCTTCTTGCGATAGTTCAGTTATTATCTCGCTCTTTGTGATGTTTCAAAGTTTGTTTAATTTTTATTTGAAATTTGCACAACTTATCAACTCGTGAAACTCCCATCCGTCTTTCTCGTACTTCTTGCGATAGTATTTGATTTGAGCTTCGGTCACACAGCAGATGTCAGATTGCATTGTACCTTTTCTCATCACGAGCAGCCAAGATTTCACGGGCGTGTATGTAGGTTTGGGTTTCAATAAAGTTGGATTTGGGTAAAGACATAAGGTCGTTGATTTGACGATATCCGTGAATGGCGGTTGAATGGTCTCTCAGCATATATTGCCCAAGTTTCATCCAAGAGAATCCAGCCCTTCTTCCGATATAGAAGAACACCTGACGAGCAATTACATTGTGTCTCTCTCGGTTGGGTGAGCGCATCTCGGATACGGTAACACCTGAGGCGGTACTGACGGCTCTCGCTATCTCATCCAAAGGAGCATTGTGGTCAACTGGGTTCTCTAAATCTTGCAGAATCATTTTGTACTCTTGAATTGATTGTCTTGCGTTGGCAAGGTTAGACCAGAGCGTTTGGCATTTCTTCAGCAAACGAGCGTTCTGGATTTTGAGTTCTGTGTTTTCTGTGTATAGGTCTTTCATAAGTGTTTTAGCCATTGTTCATATATCTCATCTGCTATTCTTGCTGTCATTACTGGAGGAACTGACATTCCTATCAAATATTCAGGTTTATTTTTTCTAAAATCATAATCTTTTGGATAAGTTCCACATTCACATAACTCGTCAAAATTTCTGAATCTTGGATAATCAAATAATACACAATTATCACTACCTGTTATTGTATTAGCTACTTTGTCCATATACAAATACTTATAATTAAAATGAGCATTTGGATTTTCTCCAATTCTTTCGGATGACTTACTAAAATCAATATCTCCAAAAATTCTATTTTCCCAAAGAATTAATTGTTTTGTACTTAATTTTCTATCCAGTTTATCAATAAATATTTCTTTAAACTGTATTTCTTTATCATTAAAATCAAGTTGTATTTTGGGAATTATAGTAAACATATCTTTTTGCTCTAAAAATTGATTACACAAATCTTTTCTCAAGGCAATAAAAAAAACTCGCTCTCTTCGTTGTGGAACACCCATTTTTGATGCGTCAAGCAAAAAATGTTGTACCATATACCCACATTTATCAAATTCCTTATAAATCCTTCTAACATATGCTTTTGCCTCACCCATCAATAAACCTTTCACATTTTCAGCAATAACAACTTTGGGCTGCAACTTTTTTGCTAAATCAATAAAATCAAAAAACAACTCATCTAAAACTTGATTAGCCTGGCCTTCTCTGAATTTTTTTTCTTTGCCCCAATCTTTTTCACGATTACCAGATACTGAAAAACTTGAACAAGGTGGCGAACCATCTAAGATATCAAGATTGTATAACTCATCAGGCAAATCATCCCTCAACTTAAAGGTTTGTATTGGCTCAAGATATGAGTACTTTGGATTGTGATTTTTTTGATATGCTTCCATCATCTTTGGGTCTATCTCATTACATCCCAAAACATCAAATCCTGATAGTTTGTATCCCATTGTAGAGCCACCTCCACAAGCGAAACAGCTGAACACCTTTCCTTTGTCTTTAGTGAATACAGCGTCTTTTAATGTCCAATTGTAATTGTATTTCATTCTGTAAATTTTGTAAGTGAACCGGTGAACTTGACATCTATTGTCACACATTCACCGTGTCGGTTTTTGGCAATCATCAATTCTGCTTCCTCCGTGTCTGGTTTTTCATCTTGATAGTAGGCAGGGCGGTAAGGGAAAAGAATCGCATCAGCATCTTGTTCAATCGCTCCTGATTCCCTCAAGTCAGAAAGTAGAGGTCGGTGGTCGCTTCGCTGCTCTACGGCTCGTGAGAGTTGAGAAAGAGCAATGACACAAATTCCCAAGTCCTTTGCAATCAGTTTTAAGTTGCGAGAGATTTCAGCGACCTCCTCTTGGCGATTCTGCTTTGTGCCTTTCATTAGTTGGATGTAGTCAATTACCAAAAGGTCAAGCCCGTGTTTCTGCTGATGGATTTTCAACTTAGCCGATAGGCGGTCTATTCTCAATGAGGTGTCATCATCTAACCACAGAACTGGGTTGTCTGCAATGGTGTAGTCCACTATCCTATCAATGTGACCTTGTGAAAGGGAGTTGCTGCGGATTTTGTAGTTCTCAATGTGTGTCTCGTGGGTCAGAATCCTCCGAGCCAATTGGTCAACTGACATCTCAAGGGAAAGGAAAAGAACCTTGTACCACTTTGATGCCTCCAAAGCCCAAGTCATAGCGATGGCAGATTTACCCATTCCCGGTCTCCCGGCACAGATAATGAGGTCTCCTCTGTTCCAACCTCCAAGATATTTGTCAAGATACCTCCAGCCCGTTTTCATTCCGTTGGTAGCGTCTTGTCGTTTGAACGCTTCGCATATGTCATCACAAGCCTTGTTGATGGCTTTCCTTGAGGATATCGGCTCACGGTCAATGTGAATCGTTGCCGTTGAGATTAAGTTGGTCAGTTGAGAAACAATGTCTCCTTTCAAGTCAATTTTTGCAAGGCCTTGAACAAGTCGCTCGTGTTCGTGTTTCTTGGCAAGTTGTTTTAGGTAGGCATCTACAAGGACATAATCCGTAGCCATCCCTTGAATCATCACAAGGTCTCGCATCGGCATCGTTCCTTTCAACTCAATCAAGATGTTTGAATTGTTCAAAGGCTTGTTGGCGAGATATAGTTCCTGAATCTTTTGAATCGCTGGTCTGATGTGTGGTTCAAACCAAGTAGGATTTGCTGAGAGAAGTTTGAAACGAGTTGTGTCATCAAACATCGCTGCTGCCAGTATGTATTGGGAAGGTGTCATAGTGTTGCTTTTTTGTATTTAGGTGAAGCAAGTTCGGTTTTTGATTCCACTTTTGGAGGATAAATGCCTTGGTAGTTTTGAGCGATTGAATGCTCAACTGCTTTGGCAAACTCATCTGCCGAGTATTTGGTTTGGTATTGAGATATGAGCATCTTCATTCCAGTTTCCTTGTAGGCTTGTTTCTTTTCAGCCTTGTACTTGAACCAAAGTTCAAAGGAATCCAAATACCCTTCTTTTATTGTTTGTTTTATATTGTTTGTTATATACTGTTTTGATTGGTTCAGATTGACCTTCTCCATTGGTTCATTTTGACCCAATGCATTGGTCAAAGTATACCAGTTCGTTTTGTTCATTGGATTGCTATCTAACTTCAATACTTCAATCAAACCTTCTTCCTTCAATTTCAACAACGCTCTCTTGATTGTTGATTCACTCATAAATGGATATGTATCGTGCCATTCTCTGACTGAATTGTACATCCATACCTTGCCATTGTGAAAATGAGATTGCTTATTACGGTTTAAAACCAGACCAAACTGAATACCTTGAATTAGGATTGCAGCCTCTACACCATACTTTATAGCGTATTCGGTTTTGAATGATATCGTTTCAACCTTCATATCTATCTGGTGGTAAGTAGTCATAACTTCTAATTTTTGTTTTTCCGGTCTTTGTTTCAATCACAACCATTGACATTCCGTATGGTAGCAATCTTTCAAACAATAGATGTAAATCGTCTTTGTCATCACTCTCAGCAATGACTCCAAATTGTGTTTTGTTTAATACATCGGGATAGACCCCAAGTAATGTGTATTTTTTCAAAATAAAAAAGCCCCAGAGAGAGTAGGATGTGTAGCAGCCATCCGACCCTTCCAGGGCAATATATTTGTTCTTCTAACCAACTGCTACTCGGTTGTGAACTTCTTCTATTTATGTTTAGCAAAGATAAGTTTTTGGCTTAATATCCCAAGTCCTTTTTCCAAGTTTCTTGATGTTCGTGGCGGATCTTGTACTTGCTACCTCTGAGGTGTGGGTACTCTTCTTGGAGTTTTTGTCTGCATCTGCGGATAGTTTCAGGAGATGTGAATGCACCAGCAGCGTAGAGGCGTAGAAAGTCCATTGCTGAGATGTTTGGATTGCCACTCATTTCACCTTTCCAAACGAGTGATTGTAAGAGGTTGTCATCATCCATAGACTTGGGATGATTCAACAGGATTGATGCTATCTTCTGCTTGTTCATAGTGCTTTTCCTTTGTATAATTTTTTGCGTTCGGTCTTGAGATGCTTCTGCCATTCGTTAAATTGAGGAATGGGCTTGTCACGCTCAGGGATTGGTTGGTGAGGAACATCGTAAGAGTCAATGCCCTTCTTGATGATGAATTTGAGGTAACTGATTGCTAAGATGGCAATGGTCACCGGGATGATTAGAATTGCTGGTATCATAGTTTGATGTGTTTGAGTTCGTGTGCTTCCACCCAATATAGGCGTTCATTTAGTTTGACAAGGAAAGTTCCATTGTCCTCTTGCTTGATTACCTCCACAACTTTCCCGTTGAGGTAGGCGTATGTTGGTTTGTTCATAGTTCAAATATCAAAATAACTTTCAATAAAACAAAATTATTTTAAGAAATTATTTCAGCCAACATCTCAGAGGCAGCAGAAATCTTGTCATCAATCTCGGATTTGATGTCATCCAAGTATATCTCCAACTGATATATCTGCTTGTCCTCAGGCATTCGTGGGTCGTAGGAGACAAAGATTCCTTTTGATTTTTCGGTCGCCAACATCCCCAACTGCATCTGCCAGTAGTATTCTGGTTTGGAGGATTTGAAATCTTCGTTGTCCTTGATCAAGATGTGCTTGATGTGGTTATGGCTCTCATAGGGACATTTAATCTCCAACAAGTGAGAGTTGGACAGTCCATCAGGCGAAGCCCCTGAGAATACCCCATAAGCGTAGAACTTGAACTCTTGCCCTCCATAGTATTCCCATATCTGTTCTGATTGGTTGTTGAAATGAATGAAGGCTTCTTGCTCGTGTTCCACTCCCCAATCTAATGCAGCACCCCAAATGGGTCGTTTCTGCCCAGTCAGAATCTCTGCTGCCTTTTCAATCACAAACGATTTGGCGGTCTCTGATAGGGTTTCACCTTTCTTGCGTGGTGTACCCATTAGTTTGTGTATCTCGGAAGCCGTGAACTTTCCTATTCGCTGTGCTTCCCATTCTAATTGTGTCATTTCTGTTTGGTGTTAAAGGTTTCGTTGTAGTATGCTTC